GGATGCCGTCGAAATCGCCCTTGAGCGATGAAACCAGCGTGTCACCGATGGCGCTCTGGATGTTGTCGAGCGCGAGCTTCGTGCGGTCGTCCATCTCCTTGACCGTCTCTGCGCCAGTCCGAATGGCTTCAGTTGCGACGATGACGGACTGTGCCCACTGCTCCGCGCTCAACTTGCCTTTGTCGAACTGCGCGTTCAGGAATTCAACGTCGGCGAGTGCCGATTTAAGCTGCCCCCCTGGTGTCTGCGCGAGGATGGCACTCAGGCGCGATGTTTCCTTTGCCGCCTTCTGTGCCGCAGGGTCCAGGGCTTCGAGGTTGGTACGGACATTCTCGATGGCCTGGTCAATCTCAGAGCCAAACAGACCCGTCGCCCGCAGACTGAATAGCTGATCGAGCTGCGCATTCAGCGCGGCGATTTTGCTTACGTCCGTCTGCTCGATGGCGTCCAGGGCACTTTGCATCGCCGGGTCGATTGGCGCTGCATACGGTGCGCTGGCCTTGCCTGGCTTGGATGGCTTTGGTGTCTCGACGCCGGCCTGCACCTTCAGCGCGAACGGCGGGTTTATGCTTCCGCGACCTTGACCGGCGCCTAGCTTGCCAAGTGAGCTAGCGGTGCGCTCGTAGAATTCGAGAAGTTTGCGGGCGTCGGCCAGTTCCCTTTGCTTGCCGCTGATCTGCAAACTGTCGAGCAGCCCGCCGCTTTTCTTCAGCGTTTCGAGTTCCTGCGTCAGCGTCTTGATCTGCCTGCCGTAGTGGCTGACACCATCGGCTGCATCGTCAAACGGCGTTGCGCTCAGGCTCAGGCGCAGGAATTCTCCAAGCCCGCCGAACGATGCCGCAGCGGCGTTGATGCGGACCACCACCTCATTGATCTTGGGCACCACCACGGACGCCAGCGTGATGGCCAGTGCTTCGCTTTGCTTTTGCAGCCGGCTCAGGTTGTCGTTCAGTTCCTCTGAGGCCTTTGCAAAATCGCTGCCGATGACGATGCCGAGGCGTTCGGCTTCGATGCGCATCGTCTCCAGGCCCGAACTGCCACCGTCCAGAAGGCTGATCATCTTTGCACCGCTGCGGCCGAACAAGTCGGTGGCGAGCGCGGTTTTCTGGATGCCGGCAGGCAAGGCGGCGAAACTGTCCGCGACCTCGGCCAGCAGGGCATTGGAGCCCTTCAGGGTGCCGTCGTTGTTCTTGACGCTGATGCCAAGGTTTCGGAATGCGTCGGCTGAGGCCTTGACGCCATCCCCGGCGTCGCGCGCCTGCTTCGACATCTTGGTCAGCGCGGTGACGAGTTCTTCCTGATTGACGCCGGCCAGGTCTGACGCATAGGAAAGCGCGCTCAGTTCCTCCGTGAGCATGCCGACCGAACGGGCCTGCTTGGACAGAGCGTCTGCGCCGTCAATGGCGCCCTTCACGAAGTCTGTGATCTCGCGCACGCTGACGGCAGCCCCAATAGCAGCGCCGATGCCGATGGCCGCGGTCTTGACGCCACTGAATGCGCGGCTCATCCGGGCTGAGCTTCGCTCGGCAATCATCCCGGCCTTGTCCATGCCGGCTTGAAGGTTTGCCAGCTTGGCTTCGAGGTCGATGCTGAGTTTTGCGATGGCCATTGTTGTTCAGTCCTTCCGGCCGCCGAGGAATTGGCGCTCATCCCGCTTGCCTTCGCCCTGCGGCGGCTTGTGCGCCTTGATGACGCGCAGGCGGTCTACAAGCCCGCGGACATCACGCACGCCGAAATAGGCGACGGCATGCTCCAAGCCGAGGCCGAGGTCTAAGCCACCCATACCGTTGTGCAGCAGGTTCCAGACTTCGATGGCCATCTGATCCTCTGGTGTGCATGTCGCTTCGCACGGCTCGCCCTGCTGCGCTGCCCTGGCTTGGGCGTCGAGCAGGGCGTTCAGTTTTTTGCGGCCAGCCCCCGGGCTTCGATGCGCGCCTTGATGGCGTCGGCGATTGCGGCAGCGACGACCATCGCTTCGTCCACGTGGTCGCGGGCGTAGTCTTTCCAGAGGTCGGCGTCGAAGTCGAGCGCGTCGCTGGCACCGATGGCAGCGCCCAGGAAAGTTGCCTCTGTGAAGAGGTCCCATCCGACCACGTACTCGGTCACATGATCGACGGTGACGCCACCACGAAACCGCGGGAAGTCCGCTTCTTCTGGGCGCATGATCTGCACGCGCCGGCCTTCGTCGCCCAGCGGAACCCACGACACACGGTCAGCATGTAGCGACGCCTTGACGCGCGAAATCGCGTCGAGCATCGCCTTGCCGTCACCTGTCATGCCGCGCCTTCGGTGATGAAGCCCTTCACCGTCACGCTGATCGTGCTGGTGCCGAGCTGGCCCTGCTGCACGTCACGGCCCGGAAGGCTTGGCTCGCCGCGGAAAAGGGCAACGTCGCCGTTGGACCATGTGCAGCGGAAGACCAGCGAGCCCTGATTGCGCGCGGCGGTCTTGACCAGGCCCATGGCTTCACTGGACAGGCTTTCGGCCAGCAGCGGAATGCTGACGGTCTGCGCGGCGAGCAGGCCGTTCACTTCCTGCCGGATCACGTCGAGCAGGGTGGTGCTGTTGAGCTTGTCGGCGTCGCCACCGCCTTCAGTCCAACCTGTGCTCTTGGCCAGCGTGGACCAGGCGGTGATGGGGATGAACGACCCGCCGGTGAAGGCCGGGAAGTTTGTCGTCGCGATGTCTTCGAGCCCGAAGGTGTCAGCGGCCACCGTGCCGAGGCGCACCGCCTGCCCTTCCAGCTGCACCATGCCGGTGACGGTGGAAAAGTACCCGACGCTCTTGGTCAGAAGCGTGTGCCCGACTGACGTGGCGACGCCAGGCGAGGCCTGGGTAACGCCGGTGACGGTTTTGGCCGCCCCCTCGGTCTTGCTGACTTCGACGCGGACACCGCGCCCAACGATGAGATCACCGATTGCCATGATTGGCTCCTAGATATTCCGGCGCGGCGCCGGTGGTTGCAGAAACAAAAAGGCCCGCAAACTGCGGGCCTTGTGGCTTGGTCGACGGCGCGTCATGGCCACCACTCGACACTGAGGATGCGGCCGTCGAGGCCAGTCTCTTCGTCGTATGCCGGCTCCTCAGAGGCAACGACGCACCCGCGCTGTGGTTGCGCTGCGGCGCATGCGCTGCGCACGGCATCGGCCACGCTGGCGGCCGCGGCTGCGGTTTCAGCCCAGCACTGGACGGTGAACGTCACCGGGTCGGCCAGCAGTTGATTGCCGAGGCCGTACACCGGATCGTGTCGAGACAGATAGACCACCGCGGGTAGCGTAGGCGTTGCCTGTGCGGCCATTGCGATACGGTCGGACACCAGTGCCATGAGCGGGGCATGCGTTTGCAGTAGGAACTGAAAGTCTGATTCCGCGCTCATGGCGTCTGGCGCTTGTTGAGTTTTTCAACGATGGCGGGCAGTTTGCTGATGAAGACCTGAAGCGCCGCCTGAAGCTGCCGCCCGCCGGCTTCGAGAAACCGCGCTCCACCCATGAACTTGGTGCCGAAGTTGAGAAACCGCCAGTAGTACGGGTCTTTGGGGCTGTTCGCTCCGCGCTGACTGGTCCGCACTTGCATGCGATGCCTCACCTTCACGCCGAGCATGCTGCGTGTCGAAGTCTTGAATGCCGCACCCTTTGCCGGCCTGACGTTGACGAACACGCCGACATCACCCGCGCGCCGTGCTGCCTTGCTGGTGCGCACGACGATGGCATCGCGTACCGTCCCGGGCTTGCGAACTCCGCGGCGTACAGCGAAGGCGCCTGCTGAAATGATCGGCGTACTGCGCCGCGCAGCGTCTCGAACAAGCCTTGCACCGGCTGCGAGCGCGTTGCGAAGCGCGCGGACGCGCAGTTTCGCGGGGACTGCCGACAACTCTCGCTTGAGGTCAGGAAGGCCGACGACGCTGGCTTCAATCTCTGCCATCGCGCACCCCTGCCGTGCAGTTGATCTGCAGCCATTCGCTGAACTGCCCCAGCGGGATCGGCTGGCCGATGATCTCGAACGGCTTGCCGCCCCATAGCACGCGCCATGTCGGCAGGATGTCGGCGCGCTTGCGAATGATGAACTTCGCGTCGAGCGTGGCCTGGTGCTGGCCGGCGATTGCGACATCGCGCCCGCCGATGAACCCTGGCCGGGCCCAAACCGTGGGGTCGGTGGCGACGTTTGCCCAGGCGCCAGATGCCTGGCCGAGCGCATCGCGTGTCGTCGCACGCACCTGGAACGTGATGCGCTCCGTAAGGTCGGCCGGCTGGATGGTACGCATTGGATCACGTGTACAGCCGCAGCGGGTCGAGAATGCGCGGCAGGTACGGGTTTTCGGATGCGGCGTCTTTGGCCGACAGCGTGGGATCGGCCACGATCATGGCCACCATCGCCTTGATGAACTGCACGGCTGCGGCGGGGACTGCTGCGGCCGATGCGGCGCCGACAGTGACATCCACCCGCACGCGCGGGCCGGCAGCCACGTCGCCGAGGTCTGGCCAGGTTGCGCCGATGGCTGGCACCAGCACGAACCCTGTGCCACTGACGGCCCAGACGTATTGCAAGGCGTTCAGCACCGCCCACGCGCTGCCGTCCCAGTAGGCGACGACGAGGCTCGTCGGGCGATAGATGCCGAGCACATCCGTCGCGGCTGGCCAGTCTTCAAGCTCGATGCGCCAAGTCTGTTGCATGAACAGGCGCCCGGTCTGATGCTCAGCCACCTCGCGCGCCGCGACGATGGCGGCGGTGACGATGGTGTCCCACTGCGTACCGTCCAGACGCGCCGCCGCCTTGGCATCTGCCAGGGTGACGGGCTCGGCTGTTGGGGCGGTGAGTAGATAGGCGGTCATGTCATTCCGCCACCAGCCTGGCCGGCCCGTAAGCGCCGATGAACTTGCGCCCCTGG